TAATGATGATACGTAAGCATATTGACGACGAGTGAAATCCTGACAAGTGCAATAGTAACGAGTACCTGTCATAAAGTAACGGCCAACATTTGGAGGTCGAGTTGCTGGTGTGACTAATACTTGGTCAGGAGTTGCTTCTACAGAACCACGTTTTCTAAGTTTTAATAAACCTGTATTTGGATTTACATCCGCTAAGACTGCTTGTACGTAACCATATCTAGTTTGTGTACTTGGATTAATAGTTGCTCTACTAATAGGAACTCCTTCTGGTTCGATAATTCGATCTTCTATTACTTCACCATTAGTAGGTTTAATTCCATCTGTACCTGCAATAGGAATAAATAAAGGAGCTGGTAAAGGATTAGTAGAACTCCATGTACCTGCAAGTTGTACATACCAAAATTCATTATCTTCTGTAACTGAAGCTATAGAGGCTCGAACATTACTAGTATCTAAAACATTATCAAAGCGAAGACTTCCTGCTACACGTACACCTGCCCAATGAACTCCTAGCTCTTTATTCTTGGTTGGGAATCCTCGAAATACTCCAGGTATTGCTGGTTGGTTCCCAGAGGCTCCTGGAACGCCCGTAGGCAACGGTATTCTGTACTTAAAGGGATAATCAAAAGAATTGTGATATAGCGACGCTGTGGCTAATTCATAGCCTCTTCTCCATCTTGCCCAACACGATTCTCTATTAATTGTATATAAAGATTCAGGACTACTACCACCAAACTCATTCTTAATCGGTTTGAATTTATACTTGTCATCTTTAATATTCTTATCAAAAGAATTGAAATTACCGAATCCGAAAGTCATAATTCATACTGCTCTAATAGATCCCATGTTTCTTGATAATCTTTAACAGCATAAACAGAACCTTTTCTTTTAAGTACTGCTTCTGCTAAAAGATAGTCATTCTGACCTTTTTCCATCATATCTCCATAGAAGTATATTTCATCTTCATTCTTAAAATCTTTGAGTATCTGACTCTTATCTTTACCTAAAGGTGTTATATCTAATCCTGTTTCTCCACCAATCTGTACAGAGATATTTGGAAAATTATCTTTTAATCTTTCTGCTATATCTTTTCGTTCGTTAGTTCTTAAATCCCATTCAACATAATCTTGTCTTTCTCTGAGATCAATAACTTTCCTTCTTCCTAAAATACTAAAATTAATACCACCAGGTCTTTCCTCTATATGATTTCCACAACGTACAGGGAAAGTACTGAAATCTAATTCATCTAATAAGAATTGTCTTAGTTCATTGGGTATTTCCCAATCTGATCTATAAACAACTTTTGCACCTTCATAAACATCATTACCTGAACAGTTATAAACTCTCTTACATTCGTTATAAATTGGTTCTGTTATTTGCTCAATAGTTTTCTTACGATTACTTCCTGTTACTAAATAGACATAACGATTAGAAATAAAACGTAAAAAGAAGTCAGCAAAATTTGAGTCGATCTTTTGCCGACTAGGAGTCAACGTTCCGTCAACATCGAAAATGTATTTTTTCAAAATTTACTAGATATCTTATGTTCTAAAGATACTAGAAGAATCCACCTTGAGCTGTAATATTAGCTCCTTCGGCATATCCAGCTGTATTGTTACCTTCTGCATAGACACCTACATAAATACGATCACCTTGTTCTAGGTAAATACCTCTATTTCTAATTGGTAGTCCTGCTCTAGTATCACCAGTTGCTGATGCATAAGCACTATGTACACCTGGAGTAGCTAGATGAGGCATTACGTCCGAACAGTCGCATACTTTAGTGTTGGCTGGGACGGTCTTAGAAAATAGTACGTTGTAATCACCAGAAGCTGGAATAGGAGTTGTTGTGCCACGAGTTTGATAGAAAACGAAAGTTACTTCAGGTTGTTTGCCATAGGCCACGCCCTTATAAAGGAAACCTTGGGTCAATGCTCCAGAATAATTCAAGGCTTTCAAAACACCAGTTAGGGCTGTCGCACCAGTGTATATGTAATGACCGTACTGATAATTATTACTTGAAACAGTTGCTTGAGTTGGATCATCCATGAAGACGATTTGACCACTTACAAGAGAAACAATTTTATCTTTATTTGCTACATTTAAAGTCTCATCATTTCCTCTATATGAATCATTTCTTGTAATAAGAATTGAATCAACTACACCGCCATTATTGTTATCTTCACTTAAAGCTGCATCCATATCAACAAGAATAGATGGAGCTTGACCACCTTGTACAAACAAAGTATTTGTCGTAGCTGAATTACTTCCTACTGTCTGAGTCGTTACCCTAACTGAATCAAATAGCGGACGATCAACTAATAGGGGTTGTTTATTAGTAGAGGTTGATGACACGTTTATTCACACTAATTTTCTTTAATTATAACGTCTTAAAACGTTTTCTCCTAAATTCTTCTTCTGCATCTCTTCCTTCTTTTAAAATATGTGATTTTTCAGCTTCTTCTTTTGAAGTTAAATCATCTTTTAGAAGTTTGCCCCATGGAGCATTTCCTGCCAGTCGAACTGAAATCATATCTATCCTGCAAATTTCATTTTGGCGAGAACAAAATCAGGAGAACCCTTTCCAACTATATTACTAAATAATGAATTTGGATTCTTTTTTAAATTCATAAATTCTTGAAAACTACCTACGCCTTTGTTTTCTGCTCCTTGAAATAATTTTCCATAACCTCTATCCATTGCCCATTTATCATCTGCACCATAACTATGTCCTGCTGCCATATAATCACCAGGTAATTTAGATCCCCAAACATCTGATATACCTGCAGGACTCCAACCAGAACCTAGTTGTTTACCGTAAGTAGACATTATCTCCAAGACTCCGCTAAAACAACACGAGAACCTACGGAAGTATCCGCTGGTCCTGGTAAAGCCTGTATAAACTCTGCGCCTGATCTGTCATATCTATATCTTGCCTGTGTAGGATCTTTAAAGTTAGGTACATACAAAATAGCAGCCAAACGATTTGTTTCATATAAATAAATATCATCCCAAACCTTTAATGCTTCTTGAGCATTGCTAGATTTAATAGTACGATCTACGTCACCAGCAATACTTTCTAAACGAGTAGAAGGTGAAGTTGCCACTTCTGTCTTTTTCTCTGCTGTATCACAGCGACCAATTTGAACAGATATCTTGTCATAAAAATATGAATCTGGGATTGTATTCATTGCTTCTTCCAATCTGGCATAATCTCCAGCTGGTACAGAAACAGTAAAATATCCCAAGTGATATCTGACTCTACTTTTATCAAAGTCAGATAATTGCGACACGTTTACCTCTCTTCAAGAACATAGTCTTAGGTATATTCTAAAACTAAAAACCCTCTAGTTAAACTCTGATTAAATCAGCTGCAAAAAGTGAATCCCAATCTACCCTTTTTATTTGTCTTAATTGCTCTAAGTTATTAAACTTCTCACCCGATAAGGACATTTGAAGATCTTTAATCTCACGAGCTGTTTTGACACCTATACCTTTTATATGATCTGCAATCATTTGTGCAGTAGCACCATTAATATTTAATCTCATGTCTGGAGGGAAGTCACGGGGATCCTCTTTAGCAGCTTTATCTTTTATCTGTAAAGTCTTAACTTTTTTCGTTCCTTCAACATCTTCTTCTAGTTCATGTTTATAAGCATAAAAAGTGCGACTGTCCTGATCTTCCACCATAAAACAGTCGCCATTGTCTAATTCACTTATTAATTTAACTCTTGCACCAGTTTTCTTATGTTTAAAGAGCGAAGTCATTAGGACCAGAGTTTACTTTCTGGTCCTAGTTTAGCTCAAAAATTAAGAAACAGTACGGTTAGTTAGATACTGCTCGATGTCAGCATATCCAGGAGCGTCGTCTTGTTGCATGTAGCAAACTTCAACAACGATGTATCCCTTGTTTCCTGCATCTACATCTGCATCTGATAGATATACTCCATCAGCAGCAGCAGTACCATTAGCACCATCCTTGGTAAATACTTTCCAAGTTGTGTCAGCAACTACTTTATATGTAGTTGTATCAGGTTTCAATGCACCACCAGCGTTCAAACCACTTGCGAAGTAGATCGGAGGAGTACTTACGTTTGAAGAACCACCTGAGAAGAAGATAGCGTTTGCAACAGTATCAGTTCCATCAACAGTAGAAGCAATGTTTGCCTGAGCACAAGCTTCTGCGATCAATGTATTGTTTGTTGGGTTGCCGCCATTACTACGTCCGAAGGAGATAACGTTGCCAGTATCTGTATATACACCAGATGCAACACGTCCATCACCCCAACCGTCAGCTACAGAAGCAGCTGCACGATAAACATAAGCAGGATTTCCAGCAGAAGCTGAAACAACCATTCCTGTGATATCTGTACGTGTATCGTCATTCCTGTAAGGGGAAGGAACGATAACGTCAGCTGCATTCCACTTAGCAGCTACTTTTCCTGTGACTTCAGCATAACCACGGTTTTGGAAATACTTCCAACCTGGGACAGCCAAAACAGCGGTAGGACCACCTTTTGTCTTGTCATTAGTGCTGTCATCGTTGGTATCAATATTCTTGTACCAACCGTTTAAAGGCTCTGCCCAGTTTCCTGGATAGATCTTTTTAGAAGACAAATAAGCCATTTATTTCTCCAATTGTATTTTTCTAGTTAATAATCAATCTATGAATTAAGCGTCAGCTACGAAGCTAAATCCTGTTGTTACGAAGTCTTTATTAAGTGCTTCAAACCCAGCGTACAACTGCCAAATCAAAATAATAAATCGGCTGAAATCATCATTATTATTTATTAAGACTTGTGCATTTGGTCCACCAATTCCAACACCGATTGCTTGAGGGCCGAAGAAATAACCTTGAGCAACTTCTCTTGAAGAATAAGCACCACCACCGTTATAGGAAGAAGTAATATTCTTAGTTGGGAAGTTAGTAGACTCAAAGAACTTCACACCTTCAAACTGAACGCCTGTTGGCATTACAGGTTCACCAGCTAAGAAGTAAGCTTGTCCAGCTTGTGGTCCTTGATAGAAACTTGCGTTGTTAGGAACCATGGGATTGCCCATGTACATTCCTTGACCAGGAGCACCTGCATAACGAGCGATTTCTCTGAAGTCAGAATCACGACGTAGATGCATCATGAATGTTGGATCACAAATGCAACGATATAGACCGTCAGCATATGTAGGAACGTTACGCTTACGTAAATCCTTTACAACGTTCAATAGGTCAGTCTTAACTGAGAATTGTTGCTTATCGTTTGTTATCTCTGTAGCAGAGTAAGAAATACGACCAGAAGAATCCTTAGTCTTACCATCTGCGAAATAATATCCACCTTGGCTAGTAGAAGCAGCACCATTGGCTTCTGCTTTTGCTAGTTCATCAATGAATACTCTATCTCTCCAACGTCTGTAATCATCAAGAAGGGTCAAACTACCTATTGACTGATGGAACATATTAAGGTTCCCTGTGTCAAGTAGTAGACGCTGTGCTGTTACAAGAGTTTCTCTTGCAATCTTGAAAGTACTTGATTGTGTAGCATCACCAGGATCTGCAGGACCTGTGTACTCTTTAAGTACTACAAGAACCTTTTCCTTTGTGATGTTACGGCTATTGGCAGTACCAATAGTTTGATCAGCTACACGCTCACGGCTGTCCTTCGTACCAGGGGATCCCCAGAACTTGTAACGATCCAACTGAACAGTTTGTCCAGGTTGGCGAGTGAAGTCGTGTACCACTACAGGTTCTACAGCCATTTCAGCTATATAACCTGGATGGGGTCTATATAATTCGGCCCCTAAAATTTTTGGAAAATCGTTATCAATAAACACTTGTTGTTATCCTCCCATGAAGAGTGTCTGAAGTTTGTCAATTATCGGGTGAAAGATTCAGACATGAGCATGCCTTATCTAACTTTAAATTCTAACAGTGAGTAACTTATTACTAAGATATAAAACTACTAGCACTATTAAAGTGCTAGCAGCTAATTAATAATTACTCCATTACAAACAATTTATTTTGTACTGTTTGTGGCGCAGCTTGGTTAAGAACTTTCCATGCATTTGATGGATCTCTTGCCATCTGCTCATTGAAACTACCCCAGAAATTTTCTGGCTGTTGTGGAGCTT